ATGGACTGCGGCTGTAAAGCGGGCCGTTTCTGACGGGCTAAAGGCCATAAATGTTCCAGCCTCGCTTCTTCGCGACGACCTCGACCAGCCGGGCCAACCTTTCAGCCGTGCAGTCGGTCCACGATTTGTTGCCCAGATGGCTCACCCAGCCGAGTAGCTGGAGCGGCGTAGTGATGCGGCTCATTTCGACTTCGTAGTCGTACCCGCCCCACTCGATGACGAGCCACTTGTCGTTGTCCTCAAAGCGAAACCCTCGCTTGGTCTGAGTGGGTTCCAGGGTGTTGAAGGTTTCGCGGATGAAGCGCGACTTGCTGGCCATTAAGCTGCCTCTGTCTGGTTTAGGGTGACGCCTTCACGGGCGGCGAACGCGTGGAGAAGTTCCAGAAGGTCGCTCATCTCGGGGATGGTCAGGCGCGAGGAGCGGAACCCCAGCGGGAACACGCCGTCGCCGTCTAGGGTCGGGATGAACCGCGTCTCGTGGCCGAGGGCGTGCATGAGCATCGCCTTGTATGTGTCGGGGCTCATCTTGACGCCGTTGTGGAACGGGCGCTGCCGGGCGAGGTCAGTAAGGCTTGCCCACATTTTCCGGTTCTGATCGTCCGTCCGAAGGCGCTCGCGGAACTCAACCTGCGTTCCCTCCGGGGCGTTCATGCACCAGTTGGCGGCGGTTTGCCTGTTGGCCTTGGTGTTGAGAATGACGAGGGGGCGGCTCATTTTACGCGCACCGCAAGCGACGTCCCGCCGTTGGAAAGCGTCAGGCCCGGCACGTCCTCGCCGGCCAGCATCGCGTCTTTAATCGCGGCCTTGTCGGCTTCGCAGGTCCAGCGCCTGAACTTCTCGGGGAGGGTTTCGGGGTCAAGGTCAGCCGGGTAGATGACGGACGGCGAGCCCTGCCGCATGGAAAGCGTCGCCTCGGGGCGTTCGATCTTCGTCAGGCCGGTTTCGTCCATGAACCGGGCGAGGGCGCCGCGGGCGGACTTGACGGCCTCCTCGTAGCGTTTCTTGCGGGCGCCGTAGTTGCTGACCAGATCGCCAAGGATAGCCGCGTGCGACTGCTTTTCAGCCATCCACCGGAGAAGGCGGGAGACGGCTTCCATTGCGTCGGTCTCCCCTTCGATGGCGTCGGCGATCAGGTCTTCATCGTCGGCGAACCCGCGCTCGCGAAGGGCGTCAGCGAGGCCCTTGGCGGTGATGGTGTGGCGGTCCAGGTACGGGGCGGCGGTCATGCGGCGTCCTTCCACCTGCGGGCTTCCGACTGCATAATGGTGACGACGCGGGCGTAATCGACGTCCGACATAACCGCCTTCCAGTTGGCGCGGTTGGCCTCCCATGTCGCCTTGAAGTCGTCGGCGCTGGTCGCGGCCTTTAGGCCCTTGATGGCGAAGTCGGCGGCGCTGGGGGCGGCTTCCACGTTGGCCTGCGTCTTGTCATACAGGGCGAGACCGAACGGATTGCCGAAGGTCATCAGGGCGCGCTTCATCGCGTCCGTTTCGGCTTCCTTAAGGGCGCTTTCGTGGGCTTGGTCCACGTCCTTGTCGATGCCCGAACCAAACCCGCAACCCTCGCGAACGATGGTGCGATCCCCAGCCCGAACGGTGATGCGAACGCGGCAGGAATAGCCGACGCGGGCCTTGTCTCCGACCATTCGGGGCTCGCCAAGCTGGCGAAGCTCCACGGTCTCGCGGTCCCACTCCCCGAACCCGAAGATCCGGTTAGCCTCGGCGATGGCGTGCCAACCTTCAATGTAGGACAACTCGCGCCCGGCTTGCGTGCGCGTGGCAACAACGGCCTTGTTAAGCGGGGCTGACAGGTCGGCGGTCTGTTCGGGCGTGAAGGTCATTGCGGCTTGTCCTTGGTCGGATTGAGGCGTTCGGCTAGGTCGTCGGCCTGCTGGCGAAACATCGCGGCCACGCTAGGGTCATGGGATTGGGAGAGGCGGCGAAGCCACGCCAAATGGTCGACGGCGGCTTTGCGCTCGAAGTAAAAAATCACGCGCTCGCCCCCTGCGGCCAAACCTTCCGCGCCCGGCCATCAGGCCCGACACGCTGGACGATGACTTGAGCCGGGTACGTCGGATGGTCGAGGCGGACGCGATGCCATTCGGCGCGGGCCTTGGCGCGGGCGAACACGTCCACCGCCTCAATGACGTGGCCGGTGTTGGGTATGACGATGCGATAAGCGGCCATCAGACAGGCGCTCCATTCAGGAATTGACAGTCAGGGCAGGGCGACCCGTCGTGGTCCTCGGCGGCCATGACTTCGAAGGGGCGCCCGGTGGGGATCGGCTCGCTGCAATCGGGGCAAGTCGCCGCGACCAGGCAGGCGTCAGGGCCTCCGATCTGGTCGGGGTAGCTGGACGGGTTCACGACGCGCTCTCCATCATGTGGCGGTAGGTGTTGACCCGGCGGACGGACCACGACAGCGGCGGCTCGCCCTGCGGCATCCCGCATCGGGTCGCGGCGTCTCTCATGGCCTCGTAAGCCGGGCGGCCCCACGTCGAGCGGTAGCGGTCCACGGCTTCGGCGAGGTCGTCATAGTCGGCTAGGCTGCCGGTGAGGGGTTGGGCCGGGGCTACCGGGGGGGCGTGGTCGCCCCGGCCCTGCCGCGACGCCTTACAGGGGTCAGGTCGCGGTGTTCTGTTGATGGGAGACCAGTCGAGAACGGTCATTGGGTGATGATCCAGATGAGCGCCGCCCAAACGATCAGGACGACGGTGAGGTAGTTGGCGGCGGAGCGGCTGGGGCGGGTCATTGCGCCGCCCCCATGCTCGTGACGTACAGCCCGACCAGCGCGGCCCATGACACACAGGCCAGCGCGAGGATGAGGAGGGCGCGGGTGCGAATGCTCATCGACCGCTCGCCATTTCCCAGCGGTGTTCCGCTGCCTGTTCGGCGTGGTCGGTGTCGGCTTCGGCGAGGGCGTCGAGAGCCTCGGCGCGGAGGTGATCGAGGATCAGGCGCGACAGCTCGGCGGAAACCGGAACCATGCGCGACGTGCGGTGACGACGGCCAATCGCGGCGGTCGGGTCATAGATGACGACGCCGATCTCAGTGATCTCCGGCTCATCGCCTTCCATCGCCTCGACGAATACGTCCACTTCGAAACTGATCGTTGCGGTCTGCATGGGTGTCTCCCGGTGTTGGGGAGATTGTGCCCATGTGGCACGATGGCGTCAACTAAATAATGTGCCCATTAGGAACTGAAATTGCCACGGGTAGGACGGGCTCGCCGGAACGGGCCGATAGAGATTGACCAGGGTGTTAGCGTCTAGCCGGTTTTTCGCAGGGTTTCGCCGATGGCGACGAGCTGGACCCGCTGCGTTTCGGTGAGCTGGTCATAGATAGACCAGAGGCCCGCCGGATCGGTAGGGTTCCGCATTATGAGATCGGCGGGCTCGCAGGACAAAATATCCGCCGCCGCCTCTAAGAAGGGCTGATCGTAGCGCCGCTTTCCGCTCTCGATCTTGGACAGGTAGGCCCGGCTGATGCCGACGCGCTCGGCAAACTGCTCCTGCGTCAGCCTCTTATGAACGCGCCACTCTTTGATAAAATGCCGGTGCTTTTCCATAGGCACATATTGCCATCCCAAATCAGCAGCCCGCAGAGCGCGCGAGGCACATTTGCCCTTGCACGTGTCGTGCCTATATGGCACATCATGGGGCATGACGTTAGATCAATTCATCACCGAGGGCCGGATCACAGAGCGTGACCTGGCCGCACGCGTCGGGGTTAACCGCTCCACAATCTTTCGCATTCGGAAAGGTTCCAAAAGCGCATCGCTTCGTTTGGCATTGAAGCTGGCCGAAGAGACAAGTCTTCCTGTCGCTGCGTTTTTGAAGGCCTCTTGATTATGCGGGGCGCCGTTCAAACACCCTCGCACCTCGCGCACGCCCGGCAGGATCGGCGCAACAATGTAACCGCCTCGGCCCCGTCGGCTTGTCTCATGGGTTTGGCTGATTGGGTTAACAGCGCCTCGACGGCCCGCGACCGCCTGCTTCGGCAGCGTCGGGTTGCTGATCGAGTCGGCTTTATGGCTCCCATCAGGGCGCAAAGCGCCAGCGCCGCAATCGCGGCCGCGTCCGGTTTTTGGCTTTTCACTAGCGCACCCAAAACAACCCAATATGGGCAGCAAACCACGCCGAACGGCGTTTTGCGAGTCCTGCTGATGCAAAAAGCTTTCGGCGAGGCTGCCTAGATGCCCGGTAATCAACATACGCAGCGGGCCTCCAAACCCGCGCCTCGGCGCTACGAGGCAGAGGCTAACCCGCTTCGGCTGGTCCTCCCTAATCAAGACACTCCGGAGGCGACTAGCACTCGCCTAGCCGGTGAACTCCCTCGCGGAGCCTCCCTGAACTTTCCCCCGGCGCAGTCGAGCGCGTCGGGGGAGCTTTTGGGGGCTGATCTGGTCGCACTGGCCAACCGCCGTGAGCATGACGCGCTCGTTGCCGATGCCCTGCGCCTTCGCCGTGTGCAGGTCGGTAATCCCGCCGCCCGCCGGAAGCTGGCCGTTGCTGTTCGCCGGATGCTTGAACTGGAGCGCCGGGCATGAGCCTTGCCGATTATCGCGGCCTGATCGCCGCCAAGCGCATCGCCTTTGTTCCGCGCGGGATGGCGACAATCCCCAGCCTGAACCCGGCGCTAAAGGATCACCAACGCCACGCGGTCGAGTTTGCGCTTAAGGCCGGTTGCGCTGCGCTGTTCCTCGATACGGGCCTTGGCAAAACGCTCTGCGCTCTGGAATGGGGCCGCATCGTCGTTGAACACACAGGGCGCCCGGTCCTGATGCTCGCCCCGCTGGCCGTCGCCGCTCAACACGAGCGCGAAGCGGTCAAGTTTGGCATCGACGCCAAGGCGGTTCGCGAGCCCGACGAGATCACCACGCCGCGCGTCTACATCACCAATTACGACCGGCTGGCCAAGTTTGACGCCGAACAGTTTGCGGGCGTCATCCTGGACGAAAGCAGCATTCTAAAGAGCTTCCACGGCGCCACGACCAAGGCCCTGATTGCCACCTTCAAGCATACGCCGTTCCGGCTCTGCTGCACGGCCACACCTGCCCCGAACGATCATGCCGAGCTTGGCCAGCACTCCGAGTTTCTGGGCGTCATGTCGCAAAGCCAGATGCTTACGCGCTGGTTCATCCACGACAGCGCCGACACCGGCAACTGGCGCATGAAGGGCCACGCGGTTCAGGACTTCTGGAATTGGGTTGCGAGCTGGGCGCGCTGCGTTTCCAAGCCGTCCGATCTGGGGTTCAGCGACGACGGTTACGATCTGCCCGCGCTCGATCTGAAGCGCCACATTGTCGAGGCGGATCGCTCGCTTGACGCGGGCGCCGAGAAGGACGGTCAAGCCCGGCTGTTCCGTATGCCCGACACGTCGGCAACCTCGATCCACCGCGAGAAGCGGATGACCACGGACGCCCGCGCCGACGTGATCGCGGCTCTTGTGGCGAAAGAGCCGAATGAGGCTTGGGTGGTCTGGTGCGACACCGACTATGAAGCCGACGCCCTGGCCGACCGCATCCCTGGCGCCGTTGAGGTTCGCGGCTCGATGAGCCCCGACGTTAAAGAGGCTAACCTGACCATGTTCTCGACGGGACAGGTTCGGGTGATCATCACCAAGCCGTCAATCGCCGGGTTCGGGCTTAATTGGCAGCACTCCGCGCGCATGGCCTTTGTGGGCCTCTCGTTCTCGTATGAGAGCTTTTATCAGGCCATCCGCCGCTGCTGGCGTTTTGGTCAGTCGCGTCCGGTTAGCGTTCACGTCGCCTGCGCTGATACCGAAGAAAGCATCTGGCAAATCGTCAGCCGCAAGGCGGGCGACCATGACGCCATGAAGGCTGAGATGACCGCTGCGATGGCCCGCGCGTCGCACAGCGTCCCCGAACAAGCACCCTATCAACCGGCCAAGCCTTTGGCCCTTCCGCAATGGATTGCCGCATGACCGCTGTTCTTGACAGCAACCAGGGCGAACGCTTCGCCGCCTATAACGCCGATTGCGTGGAGTTTGCCACCAACCTCCCTGACAACTCGCTGGACTTCTCCGTCTACTCGCCGCCGTTCGCTCACCTGTTCGTCTACAGCGACAGCGAGCGGGACATGGGCAACGTCAAGGACGAGGCCGAGTTCAAGACGCTGTACCGGCATCTGGTCCGCGAGAAGTTTCGCGCGACCAAGCCGGGCAGGCTGACGGCGGTCCACTGTTCGGACATTCCGCGAACGAAGTCGATGCACGGCGCCGTCGGGCTCTATGACTTCCCGGCGGATATTCGGGAGGTTCACGAGGCTGAAGGCTGGACCTACCACAGCCGCGTTACGATCTGGAAAGATCCCGTCGTTGAGATGACGCGGACCAAGGCGCTGGGGCTGCTGTATAAGCAGCTCTGCACCGATGCCACGCGCTCCCGCCAAGGGATGCCCGACTATCTGCTGGTGTTCCGCAAAACGCCTGCCGACGAAAGCGAAGCTGATAAGGTCGGCCAGGATCGGACGCTGTTCCCGGTCACGCAATGGCAGCAATGGGCCTCGCCGGTCTGGATGGATATCCAGCAAACGAACGTCCTGAACGTCAAGGTTGCCCGCGAGGACAAGGACGAGCGCCACCTTTGCCCGCTGCAACTCGACCTTATCGAGCGCGCGGTGCGGCTCTGGACCAACCCTAATGACGTCGTGTTTAGCCCGTTCATGGGCATCGGCTCGGAAGGCTGGGCCTCGCTTAAGGCCGGGCGCCGGTTCATCGGGACCGAACTGAAGCCCGCCTATTTCCGACAAGCCGTCCGCAACCTGACGGAAATGGAAGCGCAATCGACCGGCCCTTCGCTGCTTTCCGTGGCGGGTGTTGCATGACTGGCCGCACCGTTCCCGAGTGGTCCAGCAACAATCCCAACGCCGTTATTCCGAAGACGGTCAAGGCGCGCGTATGGCTTAAGTGCGAAGGCCGTTGCGCCTTGTCGGGCCGCAAGCTGGGGCCGGGCGATGCCGTTGACTTTGACCACATCACGCCTCTGTCGATGGGCGGCAAGCACGCCGAAAGCAACCTGCAACTGGTCAGCCGCGAAGCTCACCGCGCGAAGACCGCCAAGGAAGCCGGGCCGCGTTCGAAGGCTGATCGGATGCACGCCAAACACTTTGGCTACTGGCCGCCTTCGCCCCGCAAGATCCAGGGCCGTTCGTTTGCCAAGCGCGGGGATGTGCGGTCATGAGGTCTTACCCCGAAAAGCGGCGGCGCGTGTTTTTTGCCGAGCATGACGCGATCCTGCGCGAGCAATACGCGGATGCGTCCAGCGAGATGATTACGAGCTGGGCCAAGGCCTGGAACGTGTCGCGCGACGCTATTCGCAACCGCGCTCTTGTTCTTGGCGTGCGGCGTTCGCAGGCGGCTAAAGAGGCGGCGTTGGCGCAAGGCCAGCACGACCGCAACGGCACTGTCGGGCTTTACGAGATTCCCGAACCGAACCGTGACGAGGACTATTCCGCCGCTTGCCTCGCTGAAGGCGGGTTCGGGCGCTTCCTCGAAACGCGGGGCCGCAACGGCGAACCGCGCCTGACTGGCCCGTATGTGCCCTTTACTGCCGAACGCAACGCCAGACGCTCACAGGTGGCCGCATGACGGTCGTTCTGTCGCTCTGGCGCGGCCAGATGCTTGTTCCGGCGTCGCCCCATCGGTCGGCCCGCGATATCGTCCGCGAGGTTGCCGAGGGCCACGGCCTGACCGTAGCCGACCTGACCGGGCCGTCACGGCTGCGATACGTTTGCCACGCGCGTCAGGAGGCGATGTGGCTCATTCGCGAGGTTAGGTCCAGCGACGGCAAGCCTCGCTTTTCTCTGCCGTTTATTGGCTCCCTACTGGGCGAGCGCGATCATACGACCGTCCTTTATGGCATACGCGAACACGCCAAGCGCCTCGCGGCTGAGCGGGTGGCGGCATGAGCGCGCCCTTTATGCAGCTCTACGTGGCCGACTACCTGGGCGACACGCGCCACCTCACGACCGAACAGCATGGCGCTTATCTGCTGCTGTTGATGACCATGTGGCGGGCTGATGGGCGCCTGCCGAACGACCCTAAGAAACTGGCGCGCGTGGCCGGTTGCACGCCTTCGCGATGGGCGAAAATCAGCGCCGAAGTGATGGCGTTTTTTGATGAGGT